TGTCATGGAATTTTGTATATTGATTATCCTAAGGAGTTACATCATTTAAGATAAGTGTAGTTCACACTTATATCACTAGATGTCTCCCTTAGCAAGGCTAATATACAAATCCTTTTACTTAATAAAGTATAAAAGAGACAATAATATATGAGTAGGTTCTCGAATCAAGTCGGTTTATTGATTAACAAGAAAACCAAAGTTTTATGCAGAAAGCATTGCAATCACCCTTACAATCTATAAGCAGAGTGTTAATGGATCATAGTAACATTATAACAATATAAAATATTTCTTACCAAACCTGGAGAGTCTCGTACACTCTCGACGCAGCGAGTAGTGAAGAGAGCTCCCGTACAATCTAGAAACTATCCTTATATACTATTTCCATCATTGTTAAAACTATCAATCTATTACTATAGTATTCCTTAAAACATTATCCCTAGTGGATAAAAAGCTGTCTGCGTTAAGGAAAGATTCGATCTCACTTCACCTTCCCACGGGCAACTTTAGAGGTGTTGTGTCCTATTACAGTAGATTTTCTTGTCACCCTACGTGTTGAGCCACACACCTCATACCTTAATCCTTATACCTTATCCTATATTATTTTCTATATAACTAATAAACTTACTTAACCTATTTTAAACTACTTCCTTATGATTACATCATCATTGTTTTGTTGATTGTGAAACAGCTACTGAGTATGTGAAAGCTTCTATAGCTTAAGCAGATATAATATTGTATAAAGTGCTAACACATTTTTACTGTCTGTGGCTTTTAGAAGGGTCCATCTGAGTCACTTCCTGAGTCAATGAAGGGGTCACAATATCCACTTTCCCACCTTTTTCTAATTTCATCCTGAGTCATCTCTGTCAATGTTCTGATCTTTCTGCGGCTAGTATAATCATTTCCGCTTTCGGTGACCACTTTCCAGCCATAAGGCAATGCTTTAGTAGCCCAGCGTTGGATGTCAGAGGGAGTAGCGAATGAGGACAATTTAAGAACCTTGTGTCTCTCATCCCAGGTACGTCTATGAGGAGCAGGAGTATTTGGGTAATGAGGTTCTTCACCTCCTTCCCTGTAATACTCTCCTCCTTGTTTTCCCTGGTTTCTAGTGGCATTCCACCACACCCTCTCCTCGTTTCTTCCTCTTTGAGGTCCATAAGCTTCCATAGCTGCTTGGTATCCATGAGCAAGATGTCCTTTTCCAATCCTAGGATTGGTGAAGTCTGCCATAATGGTTCTATGAAACTGCAAAGCTTTGTAGTTAAGTACAGGTGATGCCAAGCACCCTGCTTTACAGCCCCTTTTAACCTGATAAGCATATTGCAAAGCTGCATCACCCCTATCTCCATAAGGGTTTTCTTTTCCTTGTCTCATTGCATACAGATCTACTTTACGGTAATCGCATGCTCCCATACGATGACCATGTCCTAGTCTGCACAGCCAGGTTTTTTGTTCTTGCTTTTGGCCCATTGCCCCTTCATAAATTACCTTGAAACACAAAGAGGGAGAACACCAAACATCAGGACCTGAATCAATGTCAAACATTTCTTCATCAGTACCATGAAAAATATTAGCAAATGGGTCTACAGCCTGACAGCAAGTTAGAATCTGATAATTCTTATAAAACTGAATGTTCACCTGACCCAGAGGGGGGACCCAAAATTGAGTCCCCATAAACCTCTTCCCAGAAGGGTCCACCTGACATGTGAACTTCCAAGTTTGGTAGGTTGCTGGACTCTTCAAGTAGCCCTGATAGTAGCGGTCCAGGATTCCAAAGAGGGTTGGTGCATAGTGATCCTGGCTCATTGGCCATGGTGTCACTACTGGAAGCACATGACTCATTATCGATGGATCGTCTCCTGGGTCGTTTCTGCCGAGGCTTGTGATGCTTTTCAAACATGTCACATCGAAGGACAGGATCGTGCCTAGGTCTTGGTTTTGGACCTTCTGAGCAACTGGTAGAAGGTTTAACAAGAGAACAGTTTCTTTGATGTTTATGCATAATAAACACAGCAGATCCAACAATTCCTCTGAGGGGTTTATATTTTACCCAAATTCCAACTTCAGGATCCCATCTTATGGGCATGGGATCATGTATTACAGCATCACAAAATATACATGTATAGCTTACAATAAAACAGTCAGGGTCAGTATCTGATTGTTCCCAAGAAACTGTAAAAGGCATCCTTAAAATCTCTGAGGCCTTTTCTGCACTATACAATCCACATAAAATAAGTCTTTTACAGAGTGACTTACTCATTTCCTCTGGTGTGGGGATCCAATCCTGCAGTTTAATATGTTGAGGATGTTTGTCCTCAATTTCTTTATATGCATGATAAGACACACATTTGACTTCTCTTTTGGTATATCGTCTGGGGCGTCGAGGATTTTCTTCAGGTTCCTCAGCAATAGTCAGCTCTCCCTCTCCGGCATTTTCAGGGCCAACAAGCTCACTCAGAGTCTGCAGGTCCTGAATTCCAGAGGTGGAGGCTACTGATTCTTCTTTTTCGTAGGAATCCATGATACAATCTTAAATATAAGAATAACCAAGAGAATGACCCCTACTCCTATTAGGATAGGCTTTAAGTATCCCAAGAGACTAAAGGCAGTTCCAAATATTCCTTGGGCAGTCCCAGATAAAAAGTTACCAATTCCTTGTAGAGCAGAAGCTGCTGCTGGCCAGACGTCCTTTGTTGCTGCAGCTAGCTGTTGTATCCAGGCAGGAGTATCTCCCTCGTGAATGTCCAGTCGAAGGAGCTCAGCTTTTGCTCTTTCAATCTGCTCTTTTATACTTTCTCCAGAGGATGTGACTTCTATTTTTATCCCTTTGATTTTTGCAATAATTCCAACCAAATGTGGTAATCTTAGTTGTAGATTTGGCAGTCGTGGCTCAAAGCTCAATCTTTCTTCCGCAACCAGTGGCCTTTTAAAGTCCAGTCCAAAGCATGACGTTGTTTCATTAACAGTCACGATGCTAGGAACATATGGTGGGATCTGACAGTCTGTGGAACTTGCCAAAACCAGATAACTTCCGTTTTTCAGAGGATTGACTTGCACAAATGGTTCTTTTACAGCTTCAGCCCAGACAGGACAATCACTCGTGTCTGAGCTATTGCCACAAGGCTGCACTATCTTTACCACATCACATATGACATAATCTTGTCTTGTGCAGTCTTCAAGATGCAGATATATAGTCTCTACACATTCCTTATTGATTATTTCATAAGGATGAGCTATAGTTACATGAGTCAATTGTCCAGCTGATTTAACTAAGTGACCTATATTGACAACATTCCAATTATTCAAGTAAATATGTTTAGGTATAACCAATTCATAATATAATCCAATCTCCCAGGCTGTAGCTGTGGGAGAACTATGGGTTTGTTTAACATAATATACCAAACTTCTAGCAATTCTCTTTATTACTTTCATCTCATCATCAGATTTCTGTAATTGTTGTTGTAGCCAAGTACTAGACATATAGGTCCAGTCTATTCTTCTTTCTAGAAGCATTGTCTTCAAATGATTCAAATGTGTATGCAAATGTTGTACAGCAAACATTCCTTCCATAACAGATATATCATGCAATGTAGCTTCCATTAAGGTTATTACATGATCCCTTAATAAATATATTCCTTGCTGTAAGTTTTCATCATTAATATCTGATATTTGAGATAAGGTTTGCACTGCTCCTGTAAGTGCATACCCCATAGACCTTAACTTAGCATAGTTATTATCAACACTTCTTCTTTTCCTATTATTACAGGAAGTATAATGTTCCCTAGTAACATTGGGATAGGAAGGAGGAAACTTGGGATCTATTAGGCCTACAAAAGCTCTTGCATTAGGCATTTCATTTACAGGAGTTCCTGTATAATTAAGAAAATTCTTTAGAGAGAATAAAACTGTATCAATTCCATATGCTTTAGAAGCTATTTTGCATTCTTGATACAAAGAATAAACTTCATAATCTTGATCTCTAATTTTCTGTTGTTCTATACAGATAGGGGAAGGAAAATTCTTTTGGTATGCTAAATAACCAAAATCATATGTAGATTCGGGACTGTCCCATAAAGGATAATACAGACATCTCTTAGTTTCCCCATCTCTACATTTAGTTTCTTCTTTTTCATTCTTACTTCTCCAGAATCTACAAGCATATGGATGCATATGCATCCACTTAGAATTGTTATAAAATCCATCACATTCTGGAACCAACTGAGAAATCATATCTTTAGTAAAATTACAATCTCCTTCCCATAAAGAGAAGGAATAGTATGAAGTATTCAATAGTATTACAGATTCAGGTTTACTGCAGATATCTAACACATTGATTTCTCTAAACAGAGCATTTTTACCTTGAGAACTCCAATCCTTCGGAAGAGCTCTTTTCTTCAATACTGAGGTTCCAGATGTAAGGTTATTTAGTTTATTAAGCAGAAACCGCTCGTTTTGTTCTATGGTATTTTCTATATTATACCATTTAGAATATAATTGATCACTACAGAATAGTACATGACTAACATTGATTTGTCTCAGACTGCTAGGAATATAAAAACTTCCTAGTCTAGCTTGTCCATATTTACTCTTTGTTGTCCAATTTGCAGGTCTAATACTCTCCACTTTAATATAGTAATCCCAAATAGACTGTCTATTATAGGTTAATCCAGCATGGTAACCTGGTAATGGGCATTGATCAGCTATAAGGCCCTCCTTAGGCCACGGTTTGGGTTCTTTATATTTTACTAAATAACAATTTGCAAATTCTTGATAGCATTTTCTATGTATATATTGTTCTTGATCACGAGGGTCTCCTAAAGGAATTTCAAAGTCAATCATTACATCTGACAAACTTTGCATTTCTTCATTAACCATTTCAGTTAACAACTTCTTTACTTCTTGTGTCAAATTAGCATTATTAGCAATGTTTTCTGAATTAATCATCAGAATTTGAGAAAGACCCAGGACCCTCTCCTTCACCACTATGGGTTCCGGATGGGGTTCATAGTATACACCTTGTGGAATACTAGTCATATTTACCTCCACATATTTTGGAACAGGATGCTGCATTCTAAGGGAACGTGCAATCCTTCTAGTCTGTAAGGGTTGATAAACAGCTCTTTGAGTAACATTCCAGTCTATTACAGGTCCTAATACCTGAATATCCTTATTCCATTGTATTCTGGATATAGTCACAAAGCATGAAACCAAAACAATGATTAACAATATACAAACTAAAAATATCCAGGCCAATACTCTTGAGCTAGTAGCACAACAAGTATAAAGCAGATATCTAAATTTATCTCTCCTAGTTGGTTGTACTTCTTCATTTTGAATGTCCAGTATAATTTGTTCCTTCTGCTGTTCAGTCACAGTTGTTGTATTCTGAAGTGCCTCATGCGCTTTATTCATTTTGTTCCAAATGATCCATTGTTGCAGTGTCATTGGTGGTGCCATTCTGATGAGAAGTAGGTTTTAAATTATCTATACTTACAGTTCTGTTGTTGCCAAGATGGTCCAAAATAACAACAGTCCTTGGATTCAACACCTTAAGTACAGTAGACGGTTTATGCCAACGAGGTCTCAAAGAAGCAGGCCTAGCCACCCTCTCCTGGACCAATTGGCCAACAACAGGAGACCAGGAACGAGAGGAGGCTGGAGGGGTGGATGGATGGTATAAAGAAGTACGAATTTCCTGTAAAAGAGAAAGTTCTTCTTCTCTGGTCAAGTCAAGTGTATCTTGATTTGCAAATGGAGTATTTGAATCTATACCAAATAAGAGTTGATGTGGAGTATATTTTAATACAGGGCTATAGGTGTTGTTTAAAGCAAGTTGTACAACAGGCAATAGGTCATACCACTTTGTGGGTCTTCCTACTAGCAGTTTAGTTAAAAGTCGTTTTATATCACTATTTTTCCTTTCCACCTTACCACTACTTTGGGGGTGATAAGGAGTACTGAATTCCAAATGTATACCTCTTTCCTTTGCCCATTCAGCAAAGGTTGAAGAAGTGAATGCTGCACCTTGATCAGAGTGAATCACCTTTGGAATTGCAATACTAGTGAGTACATTGAGAGATTTAACAGTTGCGCTAGTAGAAGGAGCCTTAGTGGGGTATAACCAAGTGAATCCTGTCATTCCATCAACAACTACTAATACATATAGGTATCCCTGTGAAGGTGGCAAAGGTCCAATATAGTCAATAAAGAATTTATCAAAAGGTTTTTGAGGCCTATCTGGTCTTAGAATAGGACCAGAGGCTTTGTTGGAAGCATTTGTGATTAAACACTGTTGACAGCGTCCTAGTTGTTTAACCACATCCTTTCTCATATTTGGCCACCAATAAAGGTTGGCAATTTTTAAAAGAGTGGCTTCACGTCCGGTGTGAGCCAAATTGTGGGCTTGAAGCACAATTTTTTGTCTGTCTGACTGAGGGGGAATAATTTTAACCCCTTCAGGTCTGGAAACTTTTACTTTGCCATCTTCTAAAAAATATGTATATTGTTTGGGATATCCTTTTATATAATGACCCTGTAATAATTGATCCAACTCTGCATCCAGGTTTGGTTTTTTGGTATTACAATTAACTACATAACTTCCTTGGGTGGCAAGCTTATCTGCTAGGGCATTGCCTTCAGTATGAATACTGGTATTTGTAGGCTGATGCCCTTTTTCATGTTGAATAGTAATGTCTGGTTTCATAGATAAACACTCAGCAATAGACTTCCATTTGGAGATATGTTTAAGAGGCTTTTTCTTATTATTAACAAACCCATTAGATTTCCAGTATGGTAATTCTTTATTAGCACTTTCTGCTACATAGAAACTATCAGTTATAACTAATACAGGACCAGGTATTTTTAAAGCTTTTTTACAGGCAAATTCAACTGCAGCTATTTCAGCCATCTGAGCAGTATGATTACCTAGTGGTATTGACCATTGATTCAAAACTTGATATTCAGGTTTGTATGTGGCATGTACTATTCCCATGCCAGCATTATTGCTTTTTGTAGGATCAGGACTTTTGATGGCCGAGCCATCAGTATAAAACACTCCTTCATATTGAGAAGGATGTTTAACAGGAGACTGACTAGATGTATATACATCTGGAATATGCTTAAGTTCTGGTAAGGTTTTATCATAATGAAATTGGATTCTTGGATCTTCTAAATAAGTCATCCATGTTATCCATCTAATGGGTAAAGCTTTTCTTTCTGGTAGTGGAGTTTTTTGTATTTTAGTCATAGATACAATGGGACTATAAACTAATATTTCTTGTCCCATGGCCAAATCCATAGCCTTAATTAAGGCTTTGTGCATTGTAGTTAATAGTTTTTCTAACATAGAAAATTTTAATTCTGCTTTGGAAAACACATAATTTAGGTACATAATAGGCTTTTTACCAGTCTCATTATAATATCTTACATATCCTGCTGATGGAGAAGTATTGACTTTAATTACCAGTCTCTGTTCTGGTAACCTTTCTTCTAAATTAGAGGCAGTGTTTAATGCTTCTATTACCATATTTAATTGTTTAGTATTTTCTTCAGACCACTCAATATATTTGCCTTTTGCTGAGGCTATTAAATTGTATAATGGTTGTACCAGTTCAGCAAAATTAGGTATAAAATTTCTAGCAAAATTTAACAATCCTAATATGCTTTGTAATTGCTTTAAGTCTTTTGGAGGAGTAATATTTAACAGTTTTGTTTTAAAAGTGTCTGTTAGGCCACGACCTTCTTTAGTAATATTAAATCCTAAAAATTCTACAGTTTTTTGACCAATTTCTGATTTTTTCAAAGATACTACATATCCTGCCTGTAGTAAAATTTGAAACACTTTTTCTAATTGTTGAACATGCTCTTTAGGATCATCATGGCTTAAATATATATCATCAACATACACTTGTACATTAGGGATTTCTTTTAGTAAATCTACTACATCAGCTGTAAACAATGCTGGACTATTTAAAAATCCTTGAGGAAGACGTGTCCAACAATACTGTTTACCTTGCCAGGTAAATGCTGTTAACCAATAAGATTCTGGTGTAATAGGATGAGCCCAAAATCCATTAGCTAAATCTAAGGTAGTTTTATATTTTTGTCTAACAATAGTAGCTAAAATACCAGCAGAGTGTTGGTTTTGGGCAGCTGTTAATGGAATAGTTTTATTTACTTCTCTATAATCTAATACCATTCTCCACCTTCCATCTGGTTTAGGAACAGGATACACTGGTGTATTCATTGTACTATTTTGAGGCGTTAACACCCCTTGTTTCAATAAGTCATCTATTACAATTTGTATACTAGGCTTTGCCTTAGGATTAATAGGATATTGTTTTTGAGGGCGAGGAGGATAATCACCAGTTGCTATATTATGTGGCCTAATTTTTCTATGCCCGACTTGATTTTCCCAATGTTGCCATAGATTGTCATACTTGACAAACAAGGTTTTTAATTGTTGTTTTTGATCTTCTGGAAGAGCAGTCTTACTTAAGATTTTCTCTTGATATTCTTGAAGAGGAACTAAAATTGTTAACTGAAGTGGTTGCTGTGTTAACCAAGGAACATCTGTTGGCGACAGCAAAATATACTCATAAGGAGAAGCTATCACTTCTGCTTCCACTTTTCTTCCTTTAACTTTAAAGGTTACATAATAAACATTTTGTTGTTTTTCTCCATGAATTGTTTTTATTAAAGTCTTTTTAATAGGTTGTTCATCTTCTAAAAAACTTTCAGGAATACAAGTTATTGTTGCCCCTGAATCCCAGTGGGCTAACAATTTAGTCCCTTTGATCTCCGCCGGAAGCGGCTGTAACAGCTGAAGAGGATTCATCTGTGGAGGACGTGGCACTCTGTGTCACGGTATTGACAGCGCGTGAGTCACCAGCACCGGATGATCGTTGGTTTCGGTTGTGGTTACCTCTTCCTCCGCGACCAGCAGCTGGTCTGGGAGTTTGTGACTGATTGCCACGCACCCCAGAGCCTGCTTGATTTGGCCTAGGAGTTTGAGAACCTTGATCTGATGGTCTGGACTCTTGATTGTTAGTATTATCGTTCCATCTTCGTCCACGTCCTCCTCCGTACCTTTGAGGTTGGTAAGTACGGGGTCGAAGATTATATCCTCCTTGATTTAAATTATCTTGATTTTGATTCTGAGTACTAGATCCTCTGTTGCTTTGACCAGAAGCAGGGCGCTGTCGTCCCCGCCCGCTATTAGCTGGTCCTTGAGAGGGTCTAGAAGTATTTTGACCTCGACCTCTACCTCTGGATGGTCGGGGTTGAGGAGTCACTGAAGCACGTATACTTTGTCCTCTGGCATTAAGGCCTAAAATTTCATATACAGCATTTAGATGTTGAATAAAAGTCTCTGCTCTTGTTTGATCATCTATTTCTTGGTCTAAACGCTGTTGTAATGCAGTTACTACAGCTTGTCCAGGCAAATATCCTCTAATTATTCCAGAAACTAATTGATAATTTTGTCCAGAAAGCATCATTCCCAAAGTATATGCTGTTGCCACTCCTTCTTGATCAACTATGCCTTTTATTACATTTCCAAGCTGATGCATTGGAAAAGTTCCATGGGTTCTAATAAATAAGGTGGCTACTGCTGAGTCCCATGTTAAACAGTCTCCAGGGGTTAATGATAGCCCAATATTTCCTCCTAGTATAGCATTAATTATTCTGCATCTTAGATCCGGTGTTGTAACAGGGAACACTCCATCTATAGCAGGAGCATTTCGTCCTAGCCAAATTGGTATTTCTCTTGGGTTTCTAGGAGGCTCTCCAGTTACAGATCTGATATGCTGAATAGGTATAACCGTGCCAATCGGTGGTGGAGGTGGTACTGGTATATACTGAATCATAGGAGGTGCTGACGGTACAGGAGCAGGAAGAATTTCTCTTCTCCTTTCTCTAGACTGGGATCTAGGTCTATGACCTTCTTCTTCAACAAAAGGATTTCCCGGATGGAAAGAAACACGAGGTTGAGAGGGTCCAGGAAAACTAGATGAAGGTGGGTTATCATCTCCTAAACTCCAAGGAATATTTCCCGGAGTAGAAGTTGCCCTTGGAGGTGAAGGTGCCCTGGGATGAATCCCAGGTATAGAGGGCAAACTTGGTAACCCTGAGAAGCTGCTTACTGGTGGTCGAGAACGAGGAGCTCCTGGGGATATTCCTCCTTGCCCTGTACTAGATCTCTCAGCTAATTGTCTTCTAAGAGCTCTAGTTTCAACTTCATACAACTCCAATAAATTTATCATTTGAATTTCTATTTCACTTTGAGTATTAAGAACATCTTCCAGTTCATCTCTAGTCATTTGGGCTGTTTCGGCCATTGTTACTGGTCTGTAAGAACTACTATAAGGATCTCCTTGAACATAATGTCCATTTGCCAATGGACCAAACCTCAATGGACCTTCAGGTAAATCTAAATCCTGAAAGGCTAATTGAAGTTCAGCTAATGGTCCTGATATCATAAACATTGTATGAGGGTTTACAGCTCGTTGTATTACCTCATATCTAGGTCTCTGTAAAGGTTCATTATCATCATTTTGTAATATTAGACGTACCATCTGAAATCTCTCAATTTGTCCCCACCATCCTTCAGTAAGGCGAAGACCTATAACTTCTCCATGTAAAGGATTTCTTGGTATATTTCTATCTCTTAAAATTACAACCAGAGCTTCAACATCAAGTTCATATTCTTCAACATTACTTCCTGAAGCCATTGTCTATTGGCTTTTATATGCCTCCCGCTATGCTCGGAGGTCCCTAGGGATAATTTACAAATAAACCCGACTTATATTCGAGCCCCACGTTGGGCGCCAATTGTCATGGAATTTTGTATATTGATTATCCTAAGGAGTTACATCATTTAAGATAAGTGTAGTTCACACTTATATCACTAGATGTCTCCCTTAGCAAGGCTAATATACAAATCCTTTTACTTAATAAAGTATAAAAGAGACAATAATATATGAGTAGGTTCTCGAATCAAGTCGGTTTATTGATTAACAAGAAAACCAAAGTTTTATGCAGAAAGCATTGCAATCACCCTTACAATCTATAAGCAGAGTGTTAATGGATCATAGTAACATTATAACAATATAAAATATTTCTTACCAAACCTGGAGAGTCTCGTACACTCTCGACGCAGCGAGTAGTGAAGAGAGCTCCCGTACAATCTAGAAACTATCCTTATATACTATTTCCATCATTGTTAAAACTATCAATCTATTACTATAGTATTCCTTAAAACATTATCCCTAGTGGATAAAAAGCTGTCTGCGTTAAGGAAAGATTCGATCTCACTTCACCTTCCCACGGGCAACTTTAGAGGTGTTGTGTCCTATTACAGTAGATTTTCTTGTCACCCTACGTGTTGAGCCACACACCTCATACCTTAATCCTTATACTTTATCCTATATTATTTTCTATATAACTAATAAACTTATTAACCTATTTTAAACTACTTCCTTATGATTACATCATCATTGTTTTGTTGATTGTGAAACAGCTACTGAGTATGTGAAAGCTTCTATAGCTTAAGCAGATATAATATTGTATAAAGTGCTAACACATTTTTACTGTCTGTGGCTTTTAGAAGGGTCCATCTGAGTCACTTCCTGAGTCAATGAAGGGGTCACAATATCCACTTTCCCACCTTTTTCTAATTTCATCCTGAGTCATCTCTGTCAATGTTCTGATCTTTCTGCGGCTAGTATAATCATTTCCGCTTTCGGTGACCACTTTCCAGCCATAAGGCAATGCTTTAGTAGCCCAGCGTTGGATGTCAGAGGGAGTAGCGAATGAGGACAATTTAAGAACCTTGTGTCTCTCATCCCAGGTACGTCTATGAGGAGCAGGAGTATTTGGGTAATGAGGTTCTTCACCTCCTTCCCTGTAATACTCTCCTCCTTGTTTTCCCTGGTTTCTAGTGGCATTCCACCACA